CAGGGAATAATAAACAGGACCGGAACTCTATTCTTTTATGGAGATGCCCCTATAAGGACAAGAATAATGCTTATCATCCCCTTAAACTTATCGCCAGGGCAATGCCGGATAACCAGGATGATCCTACTCCAGGCTGTGTAAAGACTGCTTTATTAAGTAAGTGGGCGGGGGAGTGCATAGTCGTTCTGGAGATTAATAACTCAGGACTCGCCTGGGTAGCTCCATTAAAAGGAGCAGGAGTCAGGTTGTGGAGAAGGAAGGTTTATGATGATATTTCAAAACAAACCCTAAGAAAGATTGGATGGTCCACGGATCAGAAGAGCAGGGAACTAATTATAAGCGCCCTGGCGGATGCCATAAGGGCGAAGGAGGAGGGTATAGTTATACCATGTCCTCAAATATCCTCGCAGCTTCAAACCTTCGTAAGGGACAAAACAGGCAAACCCCAGGCATCCCCCGGCAACCATGATGACGATGTTATTGCTTCAGCGATGGCCTGTGAGCTTCAGGACATGGGTGACCTTTACGAGGAAAAGAAGAAGCCACTAGTTGAGTCTGACTATAATTGAGTCTATCTTTAGAAAACAATTAATAGTTATGGCTGATACAGAAAAATTTAAAAAGAAAATCCGAGCCGGGAGAGTTCCCGGAGTAGCTGGGCCGAAGAGACAGTTAATGCAGAAAATGACAAGGGTGGAAGATGATGGGCCTAAATACCACCGCTATGGATTCAGATCTGTAGATGATGAGGGTAGTTTAAAACCTGTATCGGGACTTTATCACACCCTCAAATATGATCAAAAAGGGAAGCCTAAACCTACAGGCAAAAGCCCATCTAAAAAAGGTGACAAGCCTCTTTACGGATATAAAGGGACTGATAACCCTGTGGCTAAAAAGAAAAAGCCTAAGAAGAAGATTCCTAAGACTAAGAAAAGGATTAAAGGTACTCTACGGGACAACCTCCCAATATTTGGTGGGCCGGGACAAGTTCCTGAAGGCTAATGTGGATCATCGGAATTACTCTTTACTTAGCGATCTGTATTTTTATATGCAGATTCTTCGCTGTTTCTGAAGGCATCAAAAAACAAAAGTGAATGTCTGAGGATCTAAAAGCAAACGGGATAGACACTAAGTTTATAATATCTCTTTTAGTCGGCCTTGCTATTCAAGCAGGTGGCATTGTGTGGTGGGCTTCTAAAATGCAGTCATCGGTTCAGCACAATGACTTTCAGATTCAGATGATTGCCAAGGATGTTGCAAAGAACAGTGAGTTTGTGGAACTGTGGCCTGCTGGTAAATGGGGAAGCGGATCTTTACCATCTGATGTTCGACAGGATTTGAAGATTGGTATGCTCGAAATAGACATGGATAAAGTAATGTCGAAACTCTACAACGGAACTCATCCTGTTGATCAATAATCTAACAGAGTTCTAAAAACACAAAAACCCCTCCAAGCTTTTTTTTCATTTTTTTTTACACTGTTATACAAGAGTGTAATTTTTTGTAAGGGCTAGAATTGGCCTGTTCCTAACAATTTCTAAAAGTGACTATGTTATATTAGTCACATGAAAGGCACTTTATACTTAAAGAAAAGCAGTACGGGAAAATTCTATAAGGCCCGTTATATCAAAAGCCGAAAGGCTTACAGACTAACATGGTTCTCACCAGGCGGTGAGGTTACCTCATCCACAATACATTCATGGGCCTACACCCCTGAAGCCACCTTTGAAGAAAGACTGAAGACATTCAGGATTCTCAAGAACAAGCCTACCAAGGCTCAGATTGAAAAGGTGGGATGGTTCGGAAAGAACCCTCCAGAGTGGGCAACATCATAATCACTACTGATCAGTAATGTTACATGACCGGAATTTACAAACAAAAGATTGACCCATGTGTCACGATGTGTCATGACTAAATTACTCAAACAATGAAAGTTACAGGAAAGACCAAAACAAAAATAGAAAGAATGGTTCGCAGGTGCATGAACCAGTTGAAGAAAAAAGATTATCCAACCGACATTAATAAACAAGATGTTGATCTTGCGGTGATGCTGACACGGGTAGTGAACAAGAACTTTACCGGAGCCACTTATGCGGGCAGTAAAGTTATTCAAATCAATTTGAACTACTGGCAACACCGAGATTCACTGCTGATCGCAGAGGAGTATAAAGCATTCGCCAACAATCCGATTTACGGCGACAGAAAAGTGACAGATTTAGATGATCATCTTTGGGTGACTGTATCTCACGAAGTTTCCCATCATGTACAGCGCCGGATTATGAGGTCAAAGGGGATTTACCGCAAGCCTCATGGCGAAGGCTTCCAGAGAATCTACCGCTGGCTCAGAGCGGATCTGGTGAACCCCATCATTGATGCTAAGATGGCAGAGCAGGAGAAACAGGATAAGCTCAGGAAGATTGTTAGGCTTAGACAAATGGATCTACCAATGGACGGTGAAGAATTTAAACTCGTAGCATAGAAAGGAGGTAAATATGCCAGACAAGGATAATCCCTACGATGACGAACCCATCGATATCTATGGTTCAGGTGACGAAGATTAGTTGCCAATCACGGGGAGGGTAACACCTCCCTTTTTTTATTCTTTATCGTAAGGTGGCGTGAATATCCATTCCTTTAAAAGTTTGTTCTCAATCATCACCGCCCTGAGTCCCGTTGAGAATCGACTCACAAACTCTTCTTCTGTTGAGTCTTCTTTAATGGTTAGTAGATAAGCTAAGGCGTGACTAATCTCATGCAGGACTGTATCCCGCATAGAGCATAACCCCTGCCTCTCATTAATCATTAGCTTCTGGTGAGTCGTCTCACATCGGCCTAACTCCTCATCGCTAAGGTCGTTGGTTATCTCGATCCTAAAAAGCTGACCAAGTATTATAACGTGCCTAATAGGAGGGAGCTTCTCTTTCATATCTCCCAGTAAACGTGAGTGTTTCTCCATTTCTTTCTGTCCATCTTCCCTCCCCTGTAAAGCCTAAGAAGTTTTTCACCAGCAGAGGACATGGTGCATTTTTTAAAATCTGAATACTGCCGAGGCGTTATTGTTTCTTCAGGCTGCGGATCTTTCTCCTCCTGCAAAGCAGAAGTGAGCTTGTCTACCGTGTTAAGAATATCGTCTAAAGTTTTTTTGGATCTAGCCATGTGTTTGTTTCTTCGTCTTTTCTTATTGCGTAAATTATCCAATTCCCAGTCTTATCGTTGAGACTGCCTGCTAAGAAAGAATGGTCATGCTTTAACCTTCGAGCGTGGGTTCTGTTATACTCCTGAGCTATCTTACAACCGCACCCAGAAACATAACTCTCGTCACCTGCAAGGTTGTTTTGTCTCCAGTAATCAAAAGCGTGAGTGTGACCTGACAGCGTTGATGCGCCTGCGGCTTGAGTCATGCTTTTGGCGGGATACATATTGGAAAAGTAACCGTGGCTGATAAGCTTTCTGCCCGAAGCGCTTCCTTTAGGAGCTATCTCAATCCACCCTTTTCTTATGTCATACTCTACCCACTCAGTCTTCATTGCTTTAAACTCGTTTTCAAACTGGGTCGCCAGTTGCCTTGCATAATCCACTTCGAGGCCATCTCGATCTGATCGAGCTAAGAGCCATAATCTGTGGTCGTGATTGCCTAATGTGAGTTTGTGAGGCCGGAAGGCACGAAGGAATCCTATGGCGGATTTGCAGTCTTCTCTCATAGAGCTACTCCTGTCCTCAGCATTTGCGCCTGCCCGTATGGCCTTTGCGTCTATAAAATCACCGAGCATAAATCGCCAGCGAGGTTTATGATCCTTTATCCACTGGAGGATGTAGCTCTGATAGCTGTTCTTGCCCTTGCGATCAATAAGATCGCCGTGGGTATCTGCTGAACAAACAAAGCTTTGCCATGCCATTGGTCAGCAGTCCTCCTTACATAGCTTGTCTAGCGATCTTCCATGACTCCTTAATTCTTTTGAGTGATCCCTTAATGTTTCGGCCTGTACTTTTTGAGTGTCTCTTAAATCTGTTACCGTTGTATCAATCCCTCTTTGCCTTTCCTTGATCGTGCCGACCATCTCATACAGCCTTGGGCTTCCGTCAGGATTACCGTTAACCGCCTTGTTAGCCTCTGAGGCTTCTTTGTTTGCTTTTGTAGCCTCACCCTTAGCCTTCCATGATAGGTAGGCTCCTATGCCAGCTATGAGGCCAACGATAGCCTCCATGAGTGGGGGGTCACTGCCCATTAGACGACCTCCTGCCCCTTTCTAACAATCTCCTTCATCTGAGCAATGCTTAAATTATTCTTATACTCGAAGTGGGGGAAGTCGGGGAAAGACTTCCATGTCCCTCCGTGAATGATTGGCAGAGACTCTTTAACCGCCCTCTTGTAAATCTCAGTATATATCTTGGAAGTTAAGGTTGGGTTGCTTCCATCAAGATACTTTCCGTTCTCTCCGAAGCACCCGTAGTCGGCGGCGATTTGAAAACAATGCCGAGAGACTTTGACGGTAGTAACAATAGGGCCGGGGTTGCCGTAGCGTCCTTTAGCATAAAGCTTCTTCTGCTCCTCTATTGAGCGGTGAGCGCTAATCATTTTAATTGTGACCCCATACTTCCGGCCAACAGCCATGGCAATTTCAGTCAAAGCAATGAATGTATCCCTGACTTTAGGGTGAAGCGTATCTAGGTTCTTCTTTGTCCTAGAGTCAAAGCTGTGCCTCCTCCTCGGCGGAGATGGCTTTTTCTTTGTCTTCTTGGCCTTGGCCTTGGCTTTCGATCTGAGCCGAAGTTTAGCGACCAGTTTCTTTAGGAAACGGAACACGAGGGGGGACGAGGTGGTTAATTTACTTAGATGGGTTGATCCAGACTCCAGTGCCGATCTTATGATCTAGGATTCCGACCTCAACTCCAAAGACGTTTCTCCCGCCTGTAACAACGCCTGCGCTATCGACAGGAACTTTATTAAAGGTGCAGGATGAAGCGAATACCATTACTGCGAATGCTAATATAATATATTTCATTTTTGTTTTTTCTTTGCGGCGGCCACCTTTTCTGATGGCGTTGTGTTGTCCCGTGCCATGATTAGTCCTATTGCGGCGATAACCAGCTCCCAACGCCCCTGCAAACTCTCCACCTCCAGTGGGGTTGTTGTGTCTAGGGTCATGCTTATTAAGCCTCCTGATGCTTCTAATAACATTGCTACGCCGACAAGACTTGTTTTCCATGAGGCTATAAACTCTAAAACTTTGGTTCTAGCCCAGTTGATAATCATGTTCATAAATTTGTTTTTCAGGTTGGGAAAGATTTTGATCCTTCCTTTGGTTTTCTTGCTGGAACGTAAACCTCTTTTCATGCGTTATCAACCTTTCTAGATGCCCTCATTTATCGAACCTCTTTTCCCATTGTGTTAATATTTTGTCAGAATTGTGGACAATATCCGCAGGAATTTTGGCAACCTCCTGCATAGCCCCTAACCTTGCACGGGCAATAAGATTATCTCTCTCATCAAGAGTTAAAGCCTCTACTCGCTCCCTCTCTCTCTCGATCATTGAGTTTAAAACTTCGGTTACGCACTCAAACCCTTTGTCTTCCGCTAACCCTAGAACGTGCGCTCTCTGATAGTCAGCCCTTTCTGCATCCCCAGCGGTTACTGCCATTAGATAATTTCGTCAGTGGTTGTTTCATCAATAAGGTCTACTGCCTCATCATCGAGTTCTTCTTCTTCATTAACTGGAAGCTCTGGTTCAGCCTCATTTAATTCTTCCTGTGTGGGATCCTCTTCTGGTGGAGCCATTGCCATTGCCACCTCCTGAGCAAAGGGGAGTTTCTCTTCAGCATCCTCAACTCCTAGTATTCTAAGCTGATCCACAAATAACTGTCTGGCTCGCTCCATGGCGTAGACTGGGAGAGCTAAGTATCTTTCAACTGTCATCATCACTCTCATTAGCCTGCTCTCCTCCTCGTCCTGATGGAATTTTGTGAGGGTGAGCCTTACATCCATGTCCAGTTGAGTGAAGTCGTCCCTGTCAATAATAGCTTCCACTTCATTGTCTCCTTCAAAAAATTGTACCGTTTCAATAGGATCCATTGAATTGATCATCATTTTGGTAAGGTTTTGGATGGCATTCTCAACCCCTCTCTGTACTTCTCTGATGCTCATTTTATTCAAAATAGAACCATGCCCCAGAACTTGTTTAACTCCTGTAGCGGTATTCATTTGAGGTAAAGCTCCCATGTCACCTTGAGCGGCTCCTGAAACTCCTGAATCCATGGTGATCATCTGAATGACTGTATCCATAAGCGATCTTGTCTCATTCTCCATTTGAGGAAGAGCCATAATCTGTACGGCCTCTGAAGCAACGGCATTACCTTTCAGTTCCTTATGAAGTCCCGGCCCCCATTCAAATGTCTTGCCAGTCTCCCCTTCTTGAAAGGCTTTGCGATCTATAATAACAATCGGATTTGCGGCGTAATCATTCCTTACCTTGATTTGATTAAAGCACTCGTCAATGAACTGCTGTTCTTGGTCGAAGCGCTGAAGGAATCCAGCGCCAGTCCAACTGTTCCTTTTCTTATCGCAAGTGACAACATTAAATGGAAGGTCGGCTAGAGGCGTTACGTTGCCAAGATAGTCAGCCCATATTACCTCCTCCGTGTCCAAGGTAACCAGAGCAAACATCTTAACCACCTTGCCAGGTGTTACATTTCCATCGTCATCAGTTTCACCGGGACGCTCGTAATTAAAATAACATTCGGCAACATTTAGGAAATTAGCATTCTCTCTTTTCCCCCAGAGCTTGCCAGCATTGCCAGCCCCATTAAATGGATCATCATCCGTAACGCTGGGTACTTTGTTTAATCCTGCGCTATCGAGGATCTGGTCATACTTGTCAGGATCAATCATTCCTAACCCAAATTCATTCTTTAATTCTCCAACTGTCCATGCCTGATGGTGAGCAATAAAATCACAATCATCTAATTTTGCTACATCAGGGTCGGCCACAAAGTCTTTATAGGAAACGCAAGCCAACTCAGGGCCATTGTATTTAACGGCGTAGTCAGAATTGGTTATCTCGGAAAACTGAGGCTTTTTAAATGGCCTTTGCTCAGGGTCATCCTCAAAAATGTACCCTGATTCTTTGTCGTCCCAGTAGTTTTCTGAATTTGAGGTGATTGGCCTGCCGGATTTGCCTACTATTGGCTCACCTTTTTCGTCAAGAAGCACATCAATAACTGTATCAAACTCCTCAACCTTTCTAAGGTACGAGGTCTTAAGGATTCCGTAGCCCATTCCCCAAGCGCTTAAGCAGGCATCCTTGATGGCTGGCTCAACATTCGCCCTAGGATCATTAAACTTGTGTTCGCAAAACTTCTGTAAGTCACGGGACTTTTCTGTATCAGCCAAGCCTACAGCCCTAACTGCGAGCCACGGTCTAGATCCGAACATCTCATCAAATGTTTTGGACACAATATAGCGAACCTGCCCCCTTGTGACTGACAGGCTGAAGTTACTGCGGTCAAAAACCTGTTCATTTATTGCACCCCTGATGTCTATGTCTGTAGCTTTGCCTGCCACCCGATGCCTAAAATCCCCGTCAAGCTCAGAGGAATATTTATTCATTCTCTCTATAGTTGGCCTGAGTTTGCCTGTTAGGCTATTGAACTGGGTTACACAATGTTCAGCCATCTTTTTAAGATAGAGAGCCTTTTGTTGATCATCGGAAAATGCTAGAGCGGAAGCTTTCATGGGGCTAAATGTCGCTCATTTTTACCATGACTCAAACACTTATTGCCTTCTCATATACTGTATATTTAGGTTTGTTCCTTACCTTGGGATGGGGTAGCTTAATTACTAATGACAGAAGAAAATATAACTTTGCCAGATATTCCCATCACTGATGCGAGGCTTGATATGCTAACTGGCTTACTTAGTGAACCTCTACATGAGGAAATTTATGACTCGGTTGGCTCTAAGGAGTTGGTTAAAATGGGAAAAAAGAAGCGGGAGCTATGCATTATTGCATCAATGATTGGTGTGGGATTTAAGCTTTGTCTTAGAGCTTCCGAGCTGGGAGCCACTTTTGATGTTTCAAGAGTACTAGGAGATGACAACTGGTTGCTTTATGCAACGCAAGGGGAAGAACCCCAAGATCAAGATAATGACTAAGAAAAAAGGGCAGGCAAAGAAAAGAGCCAAAGGGAAACAGATTATTACTAAAGGCACTCAAGGGGGATCAGCTAGCAAAACGCTGACGCATTACCAAAAGATTAAGCGAGCCGTTGATTTAAACGGAGAAGGAAAAAGTGGGAAGCAAATCGCTGAAATTATGGGGTGTCATCCATCCTCGGTGACTCGGTATTTACAACACGCCACCAAGCTGGCCGCTGAAGAGATAGCAGATCTAATGGATTATGAGGTGGCCTTTCAGATAAATACCACTGGTGACCTCATAAACACCCTTAAAAAGCATTTGGTTTATTACGACAACAATGAGCAGGCTAGAGTGGACAGCGGAGCCGCAGGACAGCTTCTTAGCGCATTAACCCGCAGGGCCAAAATCTTTGGCCTCGATAAGCAGGTAGGGGATGAGGGATTACGCAACGGAGATGGAGATACTTATAATATCGTAATGGCCCGTTTTGAGGAAGCCGTAGAAAGAGGGTCAATGAAACGTGAGGATATCCCTGTTTTAGACGCTTAATCTTTTAAGTTGCAAACAGGGCGTATAAGCTCAATAATAATTGGATCTTAAATATTAACTTAAATAGTAAAAACAAACGTATGGAAACTTCAAAAGAACTAACTGATAGTGAGCTATTTCATCGGCTCTCCGCTAAACTCCCTCCAAGCGCCTATAAAGACCTGAGACTCGGAGGCAGGACAATGACCGTGATAGATGCCTATCATATTCTTCAACGCCTAACCCAAGTCCTTGGTATGCAAGGCTGGGGATGGGGTATTCATGTTGATGAATATATTGAAAAGGATGGGTTTATAGCGGCAATGGGACACTTATGGTATATGCACAAAGGACAAAAATGCATAATACAAGCCGTGGGTGATGCCCGAATCTTCAAGGGTAATTTTGCCGAAGGCCGAAAGAAGGCTCAGACTAACCTCATGTCGAAAGCTTCAAGCTTCATGGGAGTAGGACTTTCCGTTTATCAGGGCAGGGGAATAGATGACCCCTACATTGATGAGGAGCATGGCAAAGAGGATCGGGAGCCACCAAAGCTTGCCAAAGGAGCGTGGAAAGAAGCAGAGACTCTTAAGGGTCGGCCACTGATTGATCTGGGAGCGAAGGAAAGGGAAGAGATGATCGAATGGAAAAACAGAGTAGTGAGCCATTCTTTAAGCGATGAGTCATTCAGGCTTTGGCATTTTGTCGTTCAGATGCAAACCGAATTAACAAAAATTTCAACGCGGTCAAATAAGGCCGCCTAGATGGGGTAGGGGTAGTTGGGTTATTGTTCGCTCAACTGCCCCTTTTTTAACAAAAAACATAGAACAAATAATTATGGCAGACATTATCAACGTAAAACTAGATATGGACAAGCTCGATGAGGATCGATACTTTCCCGGCAAGAAAGGCACTTACTGTGACCTTGTGATGATTCCAACTCCGAACAGTAATTTTGGCTCATGGGGATTGGTTCAAAAATCAACCAAGGAGGAGCGTGACTCTGGACTGAAGATGCCCTTCGTGGGGAATGCTGACTATGCAGGGACTCAGCAACAGACCGATAATAGTGAAAGGCAACAAGGTTTTACAGGCTCTCAAGCATCTCAATCTGAAAGGCCGATGGCACAAAATATCACACACTCAAATACGATGGTCGAAGATGGTGATGAGATTCCCTTTTAACCACTAAGGAAAATAGTCAGTAAAGAATACCAGCCGTAGGAGAACTGCGGAGGAGGTCTGTTAGATAACACCCTGAGTTGAACACTTTGCTGACTACTTATAATAATTAATGACAATTTCTGAATAGACTAGAGTCGGAAGAGAACTCCGAATGGGTTGTTTTTTTCTTTCAACTTCATTGAACACTATTCAGATACTTAAAAAATGGAAGATAACTTACAGCAGATTGCAGAGGAAATAGTCCGCCATGATCCCGACCTCTACGGGACTCTCACTGAAATTATCTACGGAAACGATAACAAATTTAAACTTGAAAGAATATTACAATGGAGCAACCAATGGAAAACTTTGAGCCAAAAACCCACGATGGGAAAGTCCCAGCAAAAGCATTCATAGCCAACAATAAAATTTACACCTTTCTTGATGAGGGTGAATGGATTGCATGGTACGGAGTCAAAGATATAGCCAAGTTTATCGCTAAACACGACAAGGATCCATGCGGTTATGGGAAAAGTAAGATACAGGCCATTCTGGATCTGTGCGAAATACACAAAATAAAAGGAAGGGATAATATCCAATGGTAGATGTAAATGAGTTTGAACTAATCGAGGAGGAGAATCCTCTTAAAGCCTGCGACCTCTTTTGTTCCGTTGATGGGATTAACAGGCGAAAGGATTTTACCGCCACAATAAGGCTATCCACTGAGAGGGAATGCACGAGAGATTTGTATCACGACCTTGTCGATTTACAGGGGGCGCTGGCTAGGGTTATAATCGCCCCTGAGAGTGTTGACTCTAATGCACCCATGGCTTCAGATGAAGGTGCTAATAAGCACCCTAGAGGCTCTCTATCAAAGCGCCTACGGTCTGTTATATGGAAGCGATGGGAATCCTCACCGAAAAGTCAGCATATTCCCTTTGAACATTTCTATAAGACCCAGATGGAAGTGCTGATTGACCAGCAGAAGTCACTTATTTAGGCTCTAGCTCTGGGGCAGGGAACGGAAACTTAAACCCTTTCTTTTTATCGTAAGGTATCATGTCCTTGTAAGTCGTTGAGTCTTTCTTCAACTTTAAAACATAGTCCATTGGATCTTGCGACCCCTCGGCAACATTTTCGTTTTCAGGTACAACCATCCAATGCTTTGTTAATTTGAGATTGATCGGTCTTTCATTATCTAAATCAGTCAGCCTGCCATACTGATCCCTGTACATATTCTCCACAACCTTTCTAAGGAATGACGAAGGAGGGCTAATCTCTTTCCCATCATCGTCTTTGGTAACGGGAAGTCCGGCTATTTCTTCCTCTTCCTGTAATCTTTCAGCCAAAGATCCCTCGGCACTTATGATATTTCGGATGGAATCGCGGTAAGCGCTACTTTGTGTGTAATCACTCCATGCCTCTAAGATTTTGCGGTCTTTGTCGGTTAATGCATTTGGCTTGTTAAAAGCTTTTCCTATAAGCCTGTCCATGGCCCTGTAATCATCCACACCGCTCATAGCTACCGCTTTCTCTATTGGATTTACGGCCTCAATTCTAAACAGCCAATTTACAATTCTTTCAGCAGGGGTAACAATCCTGACGGTGGCAGGGTCGGGATATTTAATTTCAAGCTTTCCATCGTCATTAGGCTTAATGAGGGTCGCCTCACTTAGATCAACCCCCATGCTGGCGAGCTGAAGTAGATCCGCTTTCACATCCTCTCTCTGGATCATGGCGTGATCAAAGGTTGTGGTTTTAACAAATTCATCGCCGGATTCCGTCTGATCATCCAGCTTCAGAGTCTTTATACTGCCTGCTGGCATCACCGTCCTTGATAATAGGGGTATACTTCTCTTCCATTCATTAAGGAACTGGTCTTTACCAGTCTCATTAAATTTAAAAGGCTCACTTCCCCATTTCCTTCTTGCGATAGGATCAGTAAGTCGCTGGGCAAATTTCCAGTACGTTGATGGGAATATCATTCTGGAGGTTGCTATATCAAAAGTAAGTCCGGCGTATTCTTCAGCTTGAGTCTTGTTCGCATCATATTTGTTTTCTGTAAGCAATGCCATTACAGGGCCACGAGGCACAAACTCCATTGCCATATCCCTTGTCTCGGTTAGCACATCCCTAAAGCTCACTCCCTCTTCACCGCTCATCCAATCCTTAATGGCATCGACCCAAAGATCCTGAGTGGCAAGCATATTCAAATAAGGTAAAGCCCTTCCTCTCAGCCAAAGCTCATGCCCTGCTGCATCCTCGGCTCCGTATGCCTCAAAATATGCCCTTATCGAATTAGTAATCTTCTCGCCGAATATGTCAGGCATCTGGTCGAGGTTAATTTTGCCTCCTGTCATTACCCAGAACTTCTTAAGAAGTTTGTTACTAATGTCCACATTTTTACCTACTTTGCCTGACTCCAGTGATGATTCTTTATCATCATCATCTCCCAGCAGTTGGTAAAGAAGCGTAGCCATGGCAAACATACTGAATCCTGAAGCGGCATTCCTCCATTCAGCACCCCCAAGAGCATCCTTCTTCCCCTTGCTTTTTATAAGTTTAGGGGTCATCCCAAGAGGCGAGATGTTTATCAAAAGTTTTCCGTAGTTGTAGATGAAATTACTAAAAGTAAAGAATGTCGGCTTGAGTGACTGCATTAGCGGATGCTTACTGTCCAGCCACATAGGGATGTTGCTGTAGTCAAAAGCAAACAGCATGGAAGTTCCTCTGGCTTCCTCGTGGATTGGGCTATCATCCTTTACGTTCTTCATCCACTCTCTTATCCATTTCTTTTTAGGAGTGGTTATCTTCTGCCCTTTGGCTTTAGCTTCCCTGACAGCATCATTATAAGCCATCTGAGCGTGGGCCTTGTAGGCAGCATATTCTAGATTCTGCTTCACGGTTGGATCCATCTCATGGAACTGCGCGATTTTAAGCATGGCAGATCCGCCCTTAAGGTTTAACAAGTCCTTAACGATGGAGTCTTTTGGTTCAACTCTTTCTATGCCTGAGACTAGGGTGTTATTATCAAATCTCTCTCGGTTAATAATCTCCCCGTATTTATGGTTGCGATCCGTCAGAGCCTTAAGGGCTTTGCCGAATTGTCCTTCCTTTATAAGCTTAAATGCTCCCTTGTCATAATCCGCCTCAGAAAGTTTCCCTTTAAGGTAATCCTCGCCAGTAAGAAGGAAGTCAATCCCGTTCCAGTTACTAAACCTTCTGGTCACTAACCCTTTTAGCGTCTGAATCCCTGCTCTAAGTTCATACTCAGCCCTCCTCCTGTTCTCAGGGTTTGTAAGTCCTGTGCCAAGATAAATAGCCGCTTTATTAATTCGGAAAAGTCCTGCTGAAAACGACTGCAAATTAGGAGCCAACCAGTTGAAAAGTATGGTGGCAAATCCTGTCAGGTATCCTGAGATGACCTGTGAGAAAACTGTCTGTACTGCCCTTGCAACCCAAGCATAATCGTGGTGTCTTGCGGCAAGATTATTAATAAGCTCCTCATAAGTGGGCTTATCCATTATGCGGTCTTTGCCTATGAAACGACTGGCATTCTTATCCCCGAATAAAAACTCCAGTATTTTCTTCTCCCTCTCATCATACTTGGCCTCAGTCTCATTAAAGAGAACCTTTTCCTGATAGGAGCTAAGATTAGGATTTTGAACCGCATCCTGCCAGAATTTGTTAAGGGATGTCCCTCTGGCTGACCTGTCACCCATAACCATGAGCATTCCTTTAAGGATGCCATTGAGAGTGCCTTTACTTATCTCAATGTGGTTGTGAGGTAGTCCTTCTTCAGGCAGGGGTTTAGTAGATGCCTCAATAAGCTTGTAGGCATTTTCCCTGCTGGTCTTCTCAAGGTGAGCTTCCATCGCTCTTACATCAAAGCCTTCAAATATATTTAATGTCTGCCCCTTTTCTCTTGCGGCTCCCGTCTTAACATTTCTAGCACCGCTTGTCTTAAGGTTGAATGCCCCAAGCCTTTTCCTGTTAGGATTCCTTTCAGCGGCTTCCTTTGCTTTTAAGAAGCCAGCTCCAAGTAATGTAGTGATAGCCACATCAGGAGTGTACCCCTCTACAAAGCCGGGATCGCCAAGTTCAGCGTCTCCAAATACCTGCTTCAAAGACTCTCGGTTGAAAATAGGGGTCTTAATCCCTCTGTAGTGGTGTCTGCTATTGGCTAAAAGAGGGTTGATAAATCTTACTAAAATTATTCCCAGATCAGGGTACTTATTTAAAAAATCCGTGTAAATCTTCTGTTGATCCTCGGCGGTGAAGTGCTGAACAATAAGGTAACCCTCCATCTCAGGGATGTAGTTACCCAGTTTTAATGTGTAGGTATTGCCCTCATGCTTCTCGGTAATGTAACTTCCTTTGGCTACCCCCCTTGCCTTGGCTTCACTTTCAGACATGAACCCCATCCGCGCATCAAAGCCCCTGAAGTTAAACTTGTTTTCAGTAACGTCCGCACCTGGGTTGTATGACTCAACATTGAGCCTCGCCGCAGTGGTGTGAATCTCAGCGGAAAACTCTCTTAATCTTTTGGCTTTTGCCAAGATTCTCCAAGCAGGCACTCCTACTAACTTCTTTATCTCTCTTGAGAGTTGATCGCTGTAGTCTTTAACCGCGCTTTTAACTTTAGCGACCTGCAACTCCGCGTTTCTTAGAACGTCTCCAGCTTTACCACTACCCTCATGCAGTCCAGACATGAAGTTTAGATAGTCATATTTACCTGAGAAGAATCTTCTTCTTAATTGAAGGAAGTCTTCTGTCCTTTCTTTTCTCTTCTTAGCCTTTTCCTCTTTCTTTGCCTTCTTAACCTTGCGTCTCGTATCAAGTAACTCAGCGGTTGCCCTTGCCTGTTGAGCCTTCTTAGCCTCGTAGTCCTCACTGAGGTTCTCAGGATCAAGAGCGTATCTGGTATCACCAACTGCTGGTTCTATACCTTCAGCGATATTCCTCCAGTCTTTACCAAAGTCTTTCTCAAGTGCTTTGGAAGCCGCCTTAAAGTAAGAGGATTTAGGATTGTCTTTATATTTGTTATAAAGGTTTATGAAATTCTGTTGTCTCTTAGACTTCTCTACAGGCTTTGGACGGCGCATGACCGCCTCCTCGTATTCTCTATCCTGTACCTTGGCGAGTAAATCTGGATGCCCTCCGTAGTTTTCAAGGCGCTCCCTCTCCCTGATAAGGTCTTCAACGATTTGCTTAGGTTGACCCTCCCTGATCATCTTCCCTATGTGGGTAGCCAGCTTCTTTTTAAAGTTACTGGATACAGGATTAGGATCCTCAACTGGCTGTAATATCTCCTCTACCTTGTCACCAAGGGCCACCATCCTTGCCTTATTCTCCTCACTGGCAGGAATATAGCCATAAGCGCTCAGAATCGCCCCTGAAGGCGCTCTGGCTAGAGTCTTGGTAAATTCACCCTTTCCTTTAACTGAGGCGAGTTTATTGCCTTCTACAGGATCAAGAGCAAACTGCGAATGCTTCCCTTCGACCCCTATATTTTTCATCTCAGGCGTAATCTGTAGATAGGGCTGATTGAGGGTTGAGAGGTCGCCTTCAACTGCGTTACTTAAAAGTCTCTCAAGCGCTTCGATATAATTAAGGCCATTCTCAAAATGGAATTGAGGATCAATCTTGCCAAGGTGTTCGAGTAAAATATCGTAAGTTCTTACAGGGTCGGCCACTTCTTGCAGAGCGTCTAATACAGCCTGCTCATCAGGGTGAAGGTTGCTCTTGTTTACTGAACCATCTTCAAACGCCATGCCAGCTTGCAAATCCGCAGGCAAATACATATTCAACTCATAGTATTTCTCTGGATTCTGCGTGGATCTGGAGGCGCTTTTTTTGTAATCAGGGCGGTTAAAGTAGGCATCATTTGCCTTTTCAAGGAGCGGTTTAATAACGCTTGTTCTTGTTTTTAAAGGAACTGATATGTCCGCAATGTACGCTGTGAGATGCTCATCCCATTTCTGAGCGTTGACATCCTCCCTAACTTCGTAGGCATCTTTTTCCTTTTTAATTATATTGTCAGAATTGAAGTAATGCCCATGAGGGTCATAGCGCTTTCTTAATTGAGCGTATGCGTCCGCGTATTGGTTAGGAACTTGAGCCTCCGTGATATCAACAGGGAACCATCTGGAATATACTCGGTTGAGGTCTTTAAATATTTTCCTGATTGATTTGACTCTAAAAATAGCCCTCTCTATATCCAAGACTCGATCCTCGGCTGGAAGTGCCATCACTTGGTCTTGCTCATTTTTAATGTCAACCCTGAGCTTTTGATATTCCTTAACCAATTCTAGACCTTCGTTTTTCCTCCTAATCCATGGAGGAGGGTCAGCGGTGGAAATTGGGCTTTGGCCCTCTATGATCGCTTTAATATCATCTATATCTGTTTCCAAAAGATTTTCTAAGCTACCAAGTTGATACTCCATGCTCCCTCGCATTGGCCCCTCTTCAAAGCCAATGTCCTTTTTCCCTACCTCGCCGTTGAATTGTTTTGTGTATTTGTTGTAGAATTTGGGAGTCGCTATGTCATAAAGCATCTTGTGGAGTTGCCCACCAATAGAAAGGTTATCCCCCTTTATTGAATGTATGTACTTGGCTCTCACCCCTTTATGATCCGCATCCTTCTCTGCTACCTTTTCTCTTATCTCGTCAGCTACAGCTTTGCCAACAAGCTGATTTAATGTTTTGCCGTGAAGTTGTCCTGAGCCTGGGTTGTCCACCTCGCCCTCCAGCGGGAAGACTCCAATGTAATTGGGCTGTATTTCTGCGTCATCGTCAAACCCTGTATGTTTTTCAATGACAGTAATAGCCACACTTTTTTGGGGGCCGCTGAATGTTTCGGATACCTTATCTCTCTTTTCGCGCATTCGGAAGTCCTGAATAACTGACAGTGTCTTAGCTATGTTGGCCTGGCTGGAATAGTTTATTGATTTTTTTAAATCAATTTCAATAGAGTTTCGATGCTTCGCTATTTTCCATAGCTGAGTTGCGGTGATTTTACTTTTGGCTGGAATAATGACTCCACCAGATTCGCTATTAGTAATATCTACGTCAAGTTTCTCTCCCAGAAGAATGTTCGCAAGAGCTTCCTTCATTTCATTATCTAATTGAGCAGGGCCGCTCTCCCATTCAAATTGAATCTCGCTGACGTTTTTTCTTAAGGCTGAGTTATAAAGCTCTATTTGTTGCGCCCCTGTAGCCCATGAGATGCCAGCGTAATTGTTTTCTACAGCAAGTCTAAGGATGTGCTTCAGGGCTGGTTCGTGATAACTACGAACAAAAGGCATAAACTCAACTTCAGTGAGGTTGGTTCTGTCAATAGCCCTTTTTTCATCCGTCAAATCTTGGTGAGCTTCGTACAGCCGATCAATGTCATACAGCGGATTAGCTGAATCTTTATCTAGGGTTTGAGCAACCGGATAAATCGGAAGAGGACTAAAGTAATCTTCAGCTTGTTTCTGGGTTAGGTCGTTTGCTAGTGCGTATTCCTTTAGGATGGTGTCTAGGTCGGTAATAGGATCGGCTGTTTTCTCACCTGTGTAGTCCTCACTGTAGGACTTATTAAAAATGTTTGTTGTGTTTTTTATTTGTTCTTTGAGAGACTGCGCTCTAGTGGCAGCAGCCGAAGGAATAGCGGTGGCCCCTCTAAGAAAAGCCTCAATAAAATTCAGCGTGGCCTTTGGGCCTTTTTCCAATTCCAAATACCTAGCGTCAGTCTCAGGGTCGAGGATGCTGGGATCGACATCCTCAATTTTAACCAAATGCGGAGACTCCACCAGTTTCCGTATCTGAGTTTTGGTGATTTTACTGCGAGGGGATATAATGACTTCACCGGATTCGATATTAATAACCCTTTTATTAATCCTCTTACCCAGAAGATCCTCCGCAAGATCCTCCACAATTTCATTCTCTAGTCCCTTATCAGTTTCCTTAAACCTCGCTTGATAAGCATTTAATAGCCTTTCTATATTCTCATTAATGGATTCCAAAGAAGAGTCAAATGGCTGTATGCCAGCCGTTGTTTTCTGTGCATCGTTACCTAAAAGAAAATCCAGCCTTGATAATGGAGTTGCCATTATAACTTTCCAATCTGTAGTCCCTTTAGTGTATTTTAGATTCTGATCGAACATCAGGTCGGAAGGATATTGAGTTAGCTCGGCGATATACCTATCCTCTAGATGCCTTATTAACTTCTGATGCTGTTCAATGTGTTCGAGTTGCTCATCTGATAGAGTGTCTTCCAACCACTCCTTGTATTTATCTCGATATTCTCTGTCTACCTTTCTGAATTTTTCTCCGAGCTTGCTTAATTTAGAAAGGTTTTTCTTCTTTCTTTTATCATAAGCATTGTAGGCCGCTCCCCAGTCGCTTTGTATTTCCTCTATAAAGAGAACTGGCTCTCCATCTATATTTACCCTGTCACTAATCCTTATGTGGAAAATTACATTGCTGGCTATGTCTTCAAAATGGCTCGATGTATATTTGCGCCCCTGCGCGTGTCCTCTATCTATAAACTGTTTTTCAGGAGCGTAAAACACCAGCTCCCTGTAGTTTGTTCCACCGGGTTGAGTTGTGTCATCGCCACCGTGAACAGGGCGATCAACCTCCTTCATCCTAATATGAAATTGATTCTTCTTAGCCTCAATGAGGAGCTGTTCTTTTGTAACCTTCCCTTTCTCATCCAGCATCTCAGGGACAGCATCGTTAAGTCCCATCCATAAAACTTCAGCTTTTTTAATGCTGTTGCCTTTATCGGTTCGCCGAGGTCTAAGGAATGCCAATGCCTGATCTAATGTTGCCGTCTTTGGAAATTCCTCTTCTATCGCCTTAATAACTCCTGAGTAGTAAGGATCATCTACAGGATCAAGAGCGAAGCGTATATCTTCTTTATCTGGGTCAAACCTTTGAGATAGAGGAACAATATTCCCATCATTGTCGTAAGTAACGGCGCGAGCTGTCTTTATCTGCTCTGACTCGAATACTGCGTAAGTAGTGGTAGGCTTGTCACCTTTAACCACTCCTGTCTGGTGATCATCTCTGACATTCTCAATAATTATCCCATCGTTGCCGTCATCTAAAGCCTTCGAGACTACGTTTCTAGTTCTGCCTATTCCTTGAGCGCTACGCCATTTAGCTCCCTTCCCATCTACCGTGTAAGGGTTTTCTATTTTAATATAGTAAGGATCTAATCTTGGTTCTGCATTCTGGTAATCAAACGCCCTTGTGTCGTCAGCGTATGTGGCGGCTGTTTTGTAGTCCTTAGCAAACCAGTGGACTCCTGTATCTGCCCACTCTCTAGGTCTGAATACAGGGTCGCTATCTAAAAATCTCCCATCGGGTGTACCGTGCCATCCCTTGTGCTTGTAACCTGCCTTGTCAGCGGCCATGTCCAGAAGCCTTGCAAGCTCCTGATAGTTTTGCTCAGGATTCTTAGCTAATTCCAAATACCTAGCGTCAGTCTCAGGATCGAGGGCATAAAGCTTAGTTTCCTTATAGGGCTTATCAAACTCCTGTTGAGGCATTAAGTGGGCATCCTCAACGTAAACTCTGTTCCCTATCGACAGGGCATTCTTTCCGCTGATAACAGGGAGTCCCGTTTTAATGTCTATAAATTCACTGCTTCTGGTAGGGTCATAGCCCACTTCATTCCAGTTTTCTATTCCCTCCGGTATACTATCTATGTTTTTATAAGTGCCAACAACAGTAGCTAAAGGGAATTTAGCTTTACCTTTGGCTACAATAAGAGCCTTTTCCCTGTCAGCTTTAAATGTAGGTGACTCCACATAACTGTATGGGAGGTAGGATACGACCTTGCCTATTGACTTGCCTTTTACAGGCTTGTGAACTGTAGAGACATACATGAGTTCTGGAAGCCCCAGCTCTTTGGATTTATTAAAAACACCAATATCAATTCTAACCTCTACAGGTGTGCCGTCCTCTATCCGTGTATTTATAAGACCAACCTTACCTGCTGGTTTAACGAAAAGTCTTTTTTTGTCCGTGCCTCTTTCTTTAATCAGCTCATTCTTAAATTCATCCTCGTCAGGTAAACCTTCAGGAGGCCCAACAATGACAAAAGGTTGTCTATCCTGTACTAAGTTTCTGTATTCCTCGTTGGTTACCGTGCCGTCTTCAAGCCCCTTAGCCGCCTCCTCAAGTACTGGATCCCTGCTGGGGTCGAGGGCATAAAGCTTAGTTCCTCTATCAGTCTGCTCATACCGCATCCCCTCAAACAGCTTATCGAATAAGGGGGAGTAAGTTTCGGCAAGCTCCTGCTTGGAAGGGTAAGCACCACTGGACGGGTCTATGTTGGCAAGGAAGTCGTTAGTTATTCCCTTTTGAGCCAGCTTATCAATGATGTAAGCCTCAAAAGCTCTAGCGGCTAATTCTAGGTTCTCTGAGTAGTAAGGCTCTCTCCTTGTTTCATCAAGTTTCTTAGCTCGACTTTGGTAATCACTGCCTAGGATGCTCTGCATTAGATCCTTAAAAGCATCCCTCACCTCTTCCCTCATGTTTATGGCGGAAGGGTATCTGGTTGTTGTGATGTTCTCTGTAATAAACCCGTCTGCGCCTACCTCCGCCTTATCTTTTAAATTGAGTTTATTGAAATAGTTATCCAGACCATGGAACCATTCATGTGCCAGTGAGCCTGCTCCTCGCTTCTTAGTAAGGTTAATGGCTATCTTAATTGCCTCGTAATGGGCTGAGGCAGGGCTAACCCCTCCGTGTCCTCTTGCCCCGAAGGCTAAAGCAAGCGTACCATTCAGAGCCAGCGCTTCCACTGGTACGTTTAGTACAGAAGCTAAATCATTTAGAGCATCATAAGTTTCATTAAGGTTCTTCTGGCGGAGCTTGTTGCCAACGTAGTTTCCAAACTCAACACCCCTAAACCCGAACCTCGACATGAACTGGTCTGGGTCAATGTTCTCATTTGGTTTTCTTAACTTATCACCTTCTCTCGGCCTGTTGTCCTCACCCCTAAGTTTTACATTTTTCTTTTCCTCCCATATTGCCTCAATCTCATCAAACTGGTTTTTAAAATATTCACGGGCGCTGGGAACATCTTTAAATCCTTCCTTTAAGGTGACGATGTTTCTGCCAACCTTTTTAGCAATCTCAAACGACTGATCAACTCGGTTCTTATAAATAAGGAAGTCCTTACGCCTTCTCATCTCCACTTCAGGATCACCTTCAATCCGCATGACCCTCTTGATCTGGTCAGCTATCTCCATGGTAGCTCCCTCTACATCAGTTTTAAATGATTTAGGGGAAGATGGTCTTACCTTGCCGTTGTATTTAGCAACAAAGCCAGACTTTGGCTTATCAAGAGGTTCTCCATTTTCATCGTAGTGCAGTCCTGTGAAGTACCCTATTGACCATCGCTTGGCTTTAGTAAAATCAGGAAGTCCTAATGCCCTGTAAAGCAGGGTCTTTCTCGCTATTTTTAAAAGCTCCCTCTTTGCAACAACGTCAGGGGGAAGGTTAGCCTTTCGGGCTAAATCATAGTCTGATAAAGGTTCGTTTCTTTTGATAAAGTTTGCTGATACCCTTAAATTTTTATCCGCTTTAATTGATGACTCGTTGACTATTACTTTCTTCCAACCGTTGGCTATCTCTGAATCGGGATTAATCAAAAGCTCGTTAGCCATGATTCTAAGCGTCCTGAAAGCGTCCGCCCATTTCCTAAGCTTGTACTTACCTTTTGGTTTAGCAGGTATTGAATCCCTTATTGCCGCAATAGAGGCTAGAGTTTCCAGACTGACTCCTTCTTTAAGAAGTTGTTTGTAGTTAGGAATAGGGAAGTTTTTACTTAGAGTAATATCAACGTCCTCGCCGACATAGCTCTCCATCTTTTCTTTGTATGCCTCATATACATCTTTCCTCGCTCCTCCGATCTTTTGCCCGAAGTCTTTAATTTCGCCTGTCTTTACAGGAGGAGATGGGTCTTCAACTCGAAGAGGGGTCTTCCTTTTTTTCTTTTTACTGCTCTCAAAATTAAAAAACTGTTGCTGAGTTTGGTCTATTTTCTTACGGGCAGGCTCACTGGTAAAATCAAATGAGTCCTGAGCGGGATCAAGAGCATACTGTTTAAGTCCAGCTAAAGCTGGAAATATGCTTCCATTGCCTGCTGTTCTGTGGAAGTTTTCAGACTCGGTAAGGACTTTGGCCAAAGCCACTCTGACTTCATCCAGACCCTCAATGGCATCAACCGTCTCCCATGTCCTTCCTTTCCGTGGGGTTCTTCTGATTTTATTCAGTAACCCATCAAGAAACTTCATAAATGCTCTAACGAATTTCTCACTTAACTTGGGTTGAGTGGCAAGGTATATGTCCCAGAACTTCGGATCCATAGCCAAATCACCTGCAATGTTTGCCATGGCCTCTGACTCAATTTTGTTCCAGAACTTCGGATCCGTGTCTCCATTATAAGCACTGTGATATCTTTTGGCTATCGGTGTAATCAGCTCTGGATAGTGTCTGGCATTTTTTTTGACAACCTCTTTAAATTCTTCGTACAGCTCAGGATTGACCTTCTCCGCCGTATGCATGAACTCATGTAATGTTGTCGCTAAGGCGGCGTAGTGACCATCAAGGTTAATGAGCATAGCCCCTTCGTGAACCACTCCAGAAATAGATTCCCTTGTATCATCCTTGCTGGCAGGCTCCATAAGGATAATCTGCCTGCCTGTTCTTTGCTCCAAGGCGAACACAAAGGGAAGATTGATGCGTCCATCAACGCCCTCAACGTCCACTGGTATATAATCCCGTAATTGAGGCTTTTCCCTATTGAAACTTTCAACCAGCCTTACTTGTTCCCCTACTGGTGTTTTTAATTGGATGGGAAGTTTTGCTAGTCTTTCCTCCTTATCCCAACCCTTCTCTTGTTCAGCCTCATGCTTTGCTATGCTGGTAGCACTTTGCGCCGCTTGGTCTATCTGCTCCCACATCTCATCAAGTGAGTCGTCTGGCCTTATAAAGCCAAACTCATCACTGGCTAAAATCTGATGCATCTGGTCAGGCAGCATTCCCCCATCGGGATTGTAGATACCATTAAACTGAGGGTTGCCCTTTAAATAAGCCTTCCCATCCCAAAGGCTTTTGTTTTGTTCGTATACCTCCTTGCTGTTATTTTCTCTATATGTCGTCTCAGATATTAATCCTCCTGAACTAATGATTGCATGAATAAAGTAATCACTCTCAAAAAGCTCCTTTACACGAGAGTCTCTCCTCCGCTTAGGCGCTGGCTTTTCTTCTAGTACCTCGCTGGGCGCATCTTCTTCTTGTACGGATTCTTCTTCTTTTTCTTCCTCTCGCTGGCG